GCTCTACGCCGCCACAAGCTAACATTCGGCTCTCGGGTTTAAAACCAACCGATGCAACCGTAAAAGTCTGGGCTAACTACCGGGTACACGGTGACGAATGTGAAGCCTACTCTTACGATATGTTTGGACGAAAAACCCATCAAGGAGGAAAGATCACGACATTCTTCACGCCAAATGAGGTTGATAGTGATGACCGATATGAGTTTGACGTTCCCTATTCCTCCTATACAAACAGTAACAACTGCATCGTTGAATTGAGAGATATCAAAGTCGAAGCCTATAACGCTTTTGATACAGTGGGATTTGGCCAATTACGCATTTATCAATCAGGCACCGATTATGACAATAAACCGTTAGGTTTAAGTTCTCAAATTGAATCTAGAGCGTGTGAGCCTTTTTATTCTCCCAAATATAATCGATGGACAAACGGGTTTGGTTGCTACTGCTACGTTAATGGTGAAAAGATATCCAAAGAACAAGAGTTCAACGCAGAAACTGTCTACTTCGATTTCTCTCAATTCAATAGTGATACTGTGATTCACTACGATATTTTAGCTGGTGAGAACTATCGTAGTACCCCGTTAGACCCGCAAACAGGACGATGAGCACTAAAGACAAATCCCTAGCTATCACGCTTATCGCCATTACAGTGTTGATTTGATCGTGAGAAAGAACACGACTGGAAAGTTTGATATCGCTATTGCATGCCACCAGCAAAGGGACTGCACCAATAAGACCTAGCCATTTTGTTTTCATTTTCAACCCTCATTATTTAACCAATGATCTTAATCCTTTAAACAGGTCACTTGAAGTAATCGACAGGTAAACAATGTGATATCTCTTGCTTTTCTTATCAATGCGCCAAAGGCTATTAATTTATAGTTTTATCAGACACTTGCCAGATACGATGCGTTTAAATAGCGACTCTGATTACGTTTAATGATTTTCAGACAGGCTCCAATTTTTTGGCATATTTCTTGTCCAAGCAAGATCTTGCCCAAACTGAGCAAGATCTTGCTCGAATCGGGCAAAAAGTTGCTCAAGCCTAGCAAGCATAAAATGCTAATTAATTGAAATATATGACTTTACTGAATTGGTTCAGTTTTTGCTTAGAAATGAGTAATACAGACTATCGCTTAATTCGATTAAGGAACGACTCAGCTCTATGAGTTAGCTCAGAGAAATAGAGCGATTGATTTGCCATTTCAATTTAGGAGGAACTATGCCAAAAGCAGCAAGACTGGGTGATATTGGTTCGGAGCATGATTGCTTTCCACCCACCCCTATCACCGCTGGAAGCCCAAGTGTGATGATTAACTTTAAGCCTGCCGTTCGACAGGGTGATCCTTTGCAAGATCACGGCTGCCCTTGTGATAAGACACCGCATGGTAACCACCCAAGGAGTGTTGCAGGTGGTTCATCGGGGGTATTTATTGATGGTAAGCCCGCAGCGCGTTTAGGAGATGCGATAGACTGTGGAGGAACGATTTCATCGGCATCATCCGACGTCGAGATTGGCTAGTCTCTCCCACACAATGATTAGATAGGCTGTAAAAGTCTCACTCACAGCCTGTCCACTCTAGCCTCGGTTTGGGTGGTTGAGAATGTGATCTTATTGAGCGGGCAATATAGAAATCAACAATAACAATCACTTAAAAAATCAAATTCATTATAATGGCGACTAAGTGGCGACACAGGAAAACTATAGATCAGGCTTAGGTGATTGTCTTGGAACGTGTTTTCGCAAGATGAACTCTTCCCCTCTATACGAGATATAGGGGAATGGGTAGGCAAAATAGGCTTCTTTTTTACAATTCGTACAGGTGTGTCGCCATTGGTTATTGCTAGGTAATGTCGAGCTATCGACTCGGTACACACCACCGCTGCATTCATCACATTCAAACTCCACCAATTCCACTGTAATTTGCTTGCTTTTCTTCATAATCAGTTAACAAAATCCGCTTTTTTGTGGCATCACTTTGTCTAATGTTACCGTAAAGCTTTTCTTTTTTTCCTCTGTTCTATTTTGAAAAAATGTAAATCCGCTAAATTTCGCTTTCAAGGCTTGTCCTATCTAGCCTAACAAGGCACAAAAGAGATCTTTAAAAATCCCTTTCAGATCGTCAAAACAGTGACAAAAAACAGCCAACCTATTATTTATCAATAACTTACAAGTAATCACTAGATCTTTTCTGATCGTTAATTTTTCAATTTGCTGAAAAAAACTGAAATGACTGAAATTCCATATATGGCAATATGAGCCATTTTGAGAGGGCTTACCCCACCTCGAACCCCCTTGTAGCAAAAGGCTTTGCACCTTATCCGCTTTGCTTTCTGACACCCTGATTTTTCATAACTCAAAAACTGTAAAAAAACTGATCAAAAAACCGCGCAGGCGGGTGAGGAGAGTGCGGATTTTGTCATCCGGTCTTTGTGTTTCGTGGCTCTGTGGTCGCTGTTTGCCCTGTAGTGGTGTTGTTCTGGTTTTGCCTTGATGCAGGCATAAAGAAACGCAGCCGTTTGGCTGCGTTGATTGTGGGCGTTTCTGTGGGCTAACTTGTTTGTGTAATTGGGTCGAGTCGCCCTTTGAGATTGGAACTATCCGAGCCATGGCCACTAATGGCACTCGCTTGGACTGGTGCTTTTGTTGTTGCCGGGCCAGCTACTACACCACTATGCGTATGAGTCGCTAATGTGTCAGCAAGTTCTTTCACTACCTGCATAAGTTCAGACAGAAGAATTAAGACATTCTCTTGCTTAGAGCCTACCCACGTTTTTGGCGACTGCAGCCATTGGTGATCAGCAGCAATACTTCGGCGAACTTTGCCGATAGTCTCCACCAATTCGCCAGCAGTCGCGGTTTGCATGTTGCCCAAACTACCTAACACAATGTCATCACCTGCAATTAGGTTAATTGTACCTAGTGCTTCAATAAGCTTTTTGCCGATCACTTCTTCAATGCTGTGCTCATCAACCAAAATATGGTGCTGACCAAATTCACCACGATAACGTTGTACTTGGTCTAGCTTTTCGAATGCTTTTTGGTTTTGCGTTTGGTCGGTTTGTTGGGTGGTGTTTCCTGCTGCATCAATTCGGTTGCTGACCTCTTCACGTTGCTGCTGCAGTTGTTCCCCCGGCTCAATAGACGGCAACGAATATTCACGGCCATAAACACCACGAATGATAGGTCTGTCATTCCGACCATATGCGAAAGCGATTTCAACCAATGTTCCCTCTAGAGGGTAAGACAGTAATCCAGATTCATGCCCACTCATATGAACAGGCAATGGAATCGAACGATAGACAGGCACGTTAATATCTGGGTTTAAGTTTTCATCAAGCACCTGAACATCTACCGCAAACCTTGGGCGGAATGGGTCAGCAACTTGCCCGCCTGTTGCTGTATCTCTTACTACCTCAACACGGCCAAACTTAGGCAAATGAAAACCTGCTGCCAACTCTGGGAAGTTCTGCAGCGTTTCACGTTTCTTCGGTGACACTTCGGATTGCTCAGTCTTCCAATAAGCGGTCATTTCATCTTGAATCAAATCAACTCGATTAACTCGCTTATCGTTCATGACTCTGCCCGGCCTTAGCATAGGGAACGGAACAAAGGTGACACTGTTACCACTCTGGCGACTAGTGAACTCTTCCGGTATCGGCATAGGTTTATTGTCGAAGTGACTATCTTGATACGAACCGAAGTACACGACCTGATCAGTATGTTGAAACCAAACACAATCAGGAATAGAAAACGCCTTGGCGATTTGCTCTAAGCACTGATAGCCAGTTCCTTGGCAAACAAAGTTTGGAATAGCGGTTGTGATGTAGTCAGCATCAGGCAAATTAAACTCAAGCCCCGTCAAATCAGAAAGAACGCCGATCACCTGCTCTGCAGTTGGGTGTTCTAAGCTAACCGCCCAACGTTTTGACAAAATGCCAACCAGTTCTTTAACCGTAATTTTATGGTAGCCATTTGCTGCAGGTTGCACTTTGTCGATATACCCCTCAAACCAAGGGGCGGTTTTGTTCTCATAGCCAATATCAAAACGTACAGACGCAAACTGCTCTGGCTTTTCCTTGGTTTCAACTTCGAAGATCGCAACACTACCTAGTGATAGCTTTAGGCTTACCATGTTACTAACCAGTTTGACTTCTTCACCACTAATAAACAGGCGTTTTTCTAGCTTCATTGCGTTGCTTCCTCTGCGTTATTCAGTGCCTGTTTTAGTCGCGTATTTTCTCGTTGTTCTGGTTTGCTTTGCTCTTTGGCTCGTTGCTCTTTTTGCTCTGCTACACTGTTGTGCTCTCGCAGCTCAAAAGAGACATTCCAAGCCTGTAAGGTTTCATTCTCTCTCGCGTTGATACGGCCAGTGAATTTCACATTGCGAATCTTGAGTGCTAACGCAATATCATTACCAATCCGATAAACCCTGCGTGTATTGCTTTCGTCTTTGTCCGATGCAAACGAATACAACTGGGTTAGCGTTTCTACACGTGTGAAAGGAACACGACCACTAAAGGTCAGTTTCTTGCCTTTATCGCCTTGCTCTGCCGTATCGGTACCCGATGATTGACCGCTCATGTCTTGGTCTTTTAACTCCATCGACATTTCAACTTTCATCGAGTCTAAGTTAACCGGCACACCATCGAGAGCTAACATAGCAATTCCTCAAAAAAGGTCATTGGTTCATGGCTAAGCAATAGACTCGCCACGGTGAATTGATGATTGTTTGGCGCACCTGCTTGGCTAATCTTCGTTGCGATACTTTCAGCATTACCAGTAACAGAAAAAGCGTAAACACTGCCGTTTAAGTTTTTAAGTGCATTTATCTGGGCTTTGACATCCCCCAACCTTACAGCTCTCTTTGCTGCCAGTGCCTGCAACTTACCGATCACATGATTCGCATCATCAGCTAACGATTCAAGCGTGGCGATTTGTGCCCCCTGCCAATGCAAAGCATCATGCAATGGGTTGGCATTGAGTTTCGCCATAGGTTTAAAGCGAGGTTGGACGATTGCAGCAGGTTGGTGAAGCTTATCGGTTTCATTGGTCACTAGTGCTTGGGTTTGTCTAGCCACCTGACACCAATCTGGTAAAGGCAACACGGTAACAAGATTCGCCAATTGATTAGCGAACTGTGCTAACTGCGAAGCCGTTACCATAAGCGCGATGCAGTGAAGATTGCCATTTGGTCGGTACTTATCAGCATGATCACGGAGTTTTCCAGCTAACACTTTGACTGCTGCCTGTGGGTTCAGGTAACAACCCGAATCCAACTTGGTACCAACTTGAAACTGGTAAGGTGTAGCGGTTAGTACGGTGCCAGTTCTTAACAAAGATTCAAGATCACCACGCAACCCAATTAACGCACTTGCATCTTCACTTAAAGAGTGACGCCCATAACTGGCGTCACTTTCAAGGTTAGTTAAGCGGCTAACTGCATCATTCATCGTTGTGCCGATTTGGTCTGTTACCTGCTCGGCACTGGTTTGAATTGCTTGTGAACTGCTAGGCCAACTTAATGAGGATTCTTGCCACATACGCTAGACCTCTGGCGGAGTCGGCCAAGGGTTTTCTGATTGAATTAGCTCTACTGCAGCATCAGCTTGTTGTCTGAACGCTGCCGCTTCATCAACCAAGCCTTTTGACTCTTTGCGCCACGCTTCCATATACAACGGGTCGCTAACTTCACGGTAAGCAGCTCGACGTGCACTATCCACTTGGTCGTACTCAGCAATGTATTTATTGCTTTCGTTAGTAACCCAAGTGTTATCAATCCACTCATCCCATTGCGTTAATGGTTTTTCTAACGTGTATTCGTCCGTTACTAACGACGCATCATCAAACTCTTTGAGCTTCGTTGCATCACTTTTGAGGTATGCCGTAACTTTGATGTGGCGCTTTTTCTTCATCCAGCCGCCTAGTTGATAATCTCGAACTGGCTTATCGTTTGAATCCAAAAAAGCCCAATACTCATTGTCATCAAGACTCTTGCTCGGTAGAACTGTCGGAGTTTGATAAGGTGGAATCACCCAACGCTCAGG